AAATGGAACCATGGGGAATTTTGTCTGCAATTGACGCAGTTGGTTGTGATCCAATATCGATCAATTGCACAAAAACGTTTCAAAAGTTTATAGATGAACTTCTTGATACTATTGAGATGATCAAAATTGGCGATCTTCATGTGATATGGTGTACAACTAATGACCCTAAAAAGATTGGTTGGAGTGGGTTCCAATTACTTCAGGATTCTAATGTAACTTTTCATTTTTGTCCCAAAGATCAAAATGCAGCATTTGTGGATATTTTTTCGTGTAAACCATATGATCCTCAAGTTGTCTTAGACATATTCTGTAAATATTTTAACCCAGAGAAATCTAATATTCAGGTATTAGAAAGATATATACCAAAATAATTTGATATTATGTTGTCAACATAAAACAATTCTTGTATAAGTAATTTACTGGGTCCGTGCAGAAGATCGCAAGACCCTAACTACCGAGGGAGTCATCATCCTAGATGAGAACCGCCATTATATGGGATGTTCGGCGCAACCGATGAAAGGTTTACTCTAGGAGGTCTACGATATACAGATTGACCTTAAACGGATATGGTAGTACCCAGTAAATGATATTCAACCGAGGGTGGACTGGCGTTGATCAGCCAGAAATAGTTCTGGGAAATCTGGACGCAAGTGTATTCCACCACTTTGATTAACACTGTTGGCCTAATGAGAAGTTGGTATCGAATCCTTTATGGTTGCCCTAGCGTTGGTTCGAGTCCAACCAGTGTTATTCTAAGTTTAGTATGATTTTGGATTTTATATTATGAAGATTATTTTATCATTGACGAAACTGTGTCGGCCTGATATAGGTAGAGAATGATTAAACCATCCAATATTACCAGCAGCCATTTGGCTATAGTCGCCGCTTTGTCCCTATCTTGCGTGTCTGCTTATTTCTCTATTACGGGCATGGCAATGTTGTTCTCTGGGGCCAGCGTTGCTGTGATGATCATGGCATCTGCTCTGGAATTTAGTAAGGTGGTCTCAGCAGCATGGCTTCAACACAACTGGAACAAATGTTCCAAGCTTATTAGAGCATATCTAGTGGTCGCTACAGTTTTTCTGATCTTATTGACATCAATGGGAACTTTTGGGTATCTCTCCAGAGCGCATCTAGCAACTAGTGATAACATTCAGTTATCCCAACTACAGATTCAGCCACTACAAGACCAGATCGATCTAGAACAAAGGAAACTTAAGAATGCTCAAACTTCTCTGGATGCTCTCGATAACTTGGTTGTGGCGGCGGATCCGAAAGATTCTAATTTCATTCGCCACAAACAGGAACGAGAACGTAAAGTTCTCAATGATGAGATTTATCAGTCGGCTGGACAAATCGAATCGCTCAATGTTAAACTCTTACCATATAAAGCAGCTAGTCAAAAAGGGCAAGCTGAAGTGGGTCCTCTGAAGTATATTGCAGAGATGGTCTATGGCAAGTCTGCATCAGATCATTTTGATGAAGCAGTTCGGTTTGTTATTATTTTTATTGTGATTGTATTTGATCCTTTGGCTATTGTTCTGCTACTAGCAGGAACTTCAGGAATCAAACCAATTCAACAAAAAGAACCATTGACAATCAAACAAAAACGTGGTAGACCAAGAAAAGATGGAACGGTTTCTATCTCAGAAAATTCTATTCTTAGGTTTTTATAAACATAAATAAAATATGCGAGGGCTAGTTAACCCTTTTGACTTCTACAAAAGCTTCAGGTCTGTTATGGCTAGAGAGCGATACTTAGGTATCACCGACGAAACAATAACGATTAAGGCATTCTCAGTAGGAGGAGAATGGATGTTGAAGATACCTCGTTTATCTTCTCATATTGATTCAGATGATATGCATTGAGATATGCTATTATAGTCTTCTGAATTGGGCTTTCGTTACATCAAGAGAAGAGTTATGCTTAGGAAAGCAGTAATTGGTTTTATTTTAAGTTTAGTGTTTGTTTCAGTTGCCAGAGCAGAAACACTAGATAAACAAGTTAAATGTCTGGCAGATAACATTTATTATGAAGCAGCCAACCAGCCAACAAAAGGTAAGATTGCGGTAGCTCAAGTAGTAATGAATAGAACAAAACAACCCAATCGATTTGGATCTACTCCATGTGCAGTAGTTGGACAGAAAATCGGCAAAAGTTACCAGTTCTCATGGATGAGAACTAGAGGTAAAATTAAATACCCTGAAGTATATGCAGAATCTATTGACATTGCTCGTAATGTGTATTATGGTAAGGATGTTGATGTGTCTAATGGGGCTTTATTTTATCATGCCACATACATAAAGAACCCATGGCATTACAAGAAAGTTGCCCAAATTGCGGGTCATATATTTTATAAGGGATAATCATGGAAGTTTCATTTGAAGTTTTGGACGCGATTGAAGATCTAGTATGGAAACATGATATATCAATGATTGATGCTATTGTTTTATATTGCGAAGATAATAATGTCGATATTGAGGCTCTCGGCAAAGCAATCAAGAGTAATCAAAATCTCAAGGGGTCTATTCAACTTGAAGCGGAGAGCCTTAATTATCTTCCAAAGACCAGCCATCTTCCTGTATGACACCATATCAAGCATATGTGTTATACCTTGCTTTGAAAAGACACTTTACCACAGACAAATATGATTTTATCCAATATAATGGTAAACTTAAAGTCTCTAAAGAATCATTTGAAACTAGAAACGACAAATATAGCTTTTCAAAATTAGCAAACAAGAAAGATCCAAAAGGATTTTTAATTGCAAATTTTATCAGAGATACTGAAACGTGGATAGGTAATTTGGTTGATGAAGATTCCTATAATAAGATTTATTTGGAATGGTATGGCAGAAAAAATGCATTGGCGTATAATTTCCGTAATGAATTAGATAATATAGAATATGATTTAGACACATGTATTAAAGTTAAGGGAGGATATCCTAAATTACTTGATTTGTACATGTGCAATATTGTATCTGCAGAGACTATAGTTATATTAGATTCTATTCTAGACTTTTTTCCATATTGGGATAATAATATAAAGGATACTATAGTATATCCAGAATATGCAAGAAAAATTAAAAAATACAAACCCTTTGTCAGATTTGACAAAGATGTTATGAGAAATATTATGAAGGAGAAATGGGTTTATGACATTTAAACTGAATATTACTGGTGAAGGTGGACTTCCCTTACATCTTGGCGGACATGAGTCTATGCAGCATTATGAAGAAGGTGGACTAGACTTTCTGATTCAAAAATATAATATTAAGTCCATGGTAGATGTCGGTTGTGGTCTAGGTGGCATGGTTCAAATGGCAAGGTCTAAGGGACTAGATGCGATTGGAATTGATGGAGACTTTGTTGTTGATAGAGAATTTAACGACATTATTATCCATGATTATACAACAGGGCCATATATTCTAGATAAGAATTATGATCTGGCATATACATGTGAATTTGTTGAGCATGTTGATGAACAATACATGAGGAACTTTATTTCAACATGGGACAATTGTAAGTATGTTCTTATGACTCATGCATTACCTAACCAACCCGGCCATAATCATGTGAATTGCCAGCCAATTGAATATTGGGTTCATACATTAAATGCCTTTGGTTATACATTCGATGTTGACGCCACTAATGAAATTAGAAAGGTATCTACAATGTTAGAACGATACATGAGAGAACAGTCACTCTTCCTAATCAATAGAAATTATAAGGAGACTTGACATCACCGACAATATGTGATATAAGTAAGAAGTTATTATGATTAAGTGAAACAATTTGAAACACACTAAGACACACTATTAAACATAAAAAGGAAATATAATATGGTAGATTTTTCTAAACTAAAAGCATCAAGTCAGGATTCAATCAATAAGCTAATCGAACAGGTTAAGAAGATTAATTCTGCAGGAGATTCGAATAATAAGGACGATGGTAATTATTGGAAGCTAACTGTGGATGCACAGGGAAATGGCTCTGCAATCATTCGTTTCCTCCCCGCACCCGAAGACGAAGATATACCCTTTGTTCGATATTGGAACCATGGTTTTCAGGGTCCCTCTGGAAAGTGGTACATTGAAAATTCTCTATCAACTCTAGGTCAAAAGGATCCTTGCGGAGAATATAATAGCCGTCTTTGGAGAGAATCTGATAATGATGATTCTCCACAGCGTAAGCAGGCTCGTAAGCAGAAGCGCAAGGAACATTTTGTTTCTAATATTCTAGTTATTAAGGATACTGGTAATCCAGAGAATAACGGTAAGGTTTTACTATATCGTTATGGCAAGAAGATCTTTAATATGTTGAGTGAGCTTACAAATCCAGTTGATGATGGTATTGGTGAAACCATTCCAATCGATCCATTCAACATGTGGAACGGTGCAGATTTTTATCTTCGCCAGCGTAAGGTTGAAGGATATCCAAACTATGATAAGTCTAGCTTTGGTGCTCCTAAGGCAATCAGTGATGATGATGATTATCTAGAGACCCTTTTGAAGAGCACTCATTCTCTTAAGGCAGTAATCGATCCATCAAACTTTAAGACCTATGAGCAGCTTCAGAAGCGTCTCAATATGGTTCTAGAACTTGATGGCCCCACTCGTAATACTTATGAGCCTGACCCGATTGCTCGTGCTCCAGAGCCGCGCTCTATTAAGACTGATCTTGATGAGGACGATATTCCTTGGGATCAGTTTGGTACTAAGGCATCATCGGTAAAGAATGATGAAGAAGACGATTCAGATCTTAGCTTTTTTCGTCGCCTAGCTGAAGAAGATTAATCTTCTTTCTTGTTGGGTTCGATATTATTGAAGTGTTTTAATGATTTTATATGTCGAACCCAACTTGAATTTCCCTTTATGTTTACATCACAAATTTCACAATAATGGATTGGTCTATTCTGAGTAGATATTTTTAGTTTTTCTTTTGTGGTATCAGATTGTGGGTGACCCCTAGATCCTTTTTTTATTTGTGGGATAAAGAATTAGTGATAAACCAATTTCTGGATTATTTTTTTCAGTATAGAAGATTTTATCTGTTTCTATATTTTTAACTCTAGCTTTACCCTTAGTCGCAAGACTTCTATTAAGTCTTCCTTGATCTGATGATTTGACTCCTTTGGGTCTACCTGTAATTGGTTTCATATTATTCTCTAAGCGATATTCGTTAGTATAACCTTTAGTTATAGAATTGCCTTTTCTATGTTCAGATAATTTTGGATTCTTTCTTCCCTTCATTACGCCAACTAAATCTGGATTGGAAACAAATTCTTCTTTAGTGACTAAGCCAGAGTTTCCAGTAGAAACACTTTTAGCTGATATCAAATTATTCAAATTTTTGGGACCGAAACCATAACTATCATTAATCCATTTGGGTGATGATATAACTTTCAATCTTCTCTGAACTTTGTTTTTCCAAATTCTAGAATCTGTAACTGAGGTGAATATTCTGCGTACTTGAATTATATCAGGATTGCCAAAATCGGCAATTAATTCTTTTACTTTTTTCGAAGATGTGATATAAGGGTTCCACAAATTGGATGGGTGTCAGAGCGGTTTAATGATCTGGTCTTGAAAACCAGTGAACTTGAAAGGGTTCCGTGGGTTCGAATCCCACCCCATCCTCCATTATTAGGAGTTTATATTATGACAGATACGATTGAAGCAACTCAGCTTAAGCAATATATTGAACGAATTGAACGAATTGAAGAAGAACTCGATGGCATCAAGAATGATCGCAAGGACGTTTATTCGGAAGCCAAGGCAGTAGGATTTGATGTGAAGACTCTTCGACAGATCATTCGCCTTAGAAAGAAGGACAAGGATACTCGTGATCATGAAGATTCGATGCTTGACCTTTATCGAACAGCAGTAGGAGTCTAATATGAGAAATGCTAATTGGCGATATGATGTTAAGCAAGGTGCTTATATTGTAACATTGCTTGAAGATAATCGGGTAGTATATACTAAGGAATATCATGATGAGTCTTTAGCAGAATTTGCAAAGCATCAATGGATTAGTGGTCAAGGGCCACAGTTTCTTACAGACTAATAAAAAAGAGGGGGAGCAAAAACTCCCCCTCAAGTCTTATCTAGACTGACTATCTTCGCAGCCTTATCTAGACTCTCCCATACTTTTATTTATCGTCAGTAGAATCTGCCTGTGGGGATTTCAAATGACTGGAAAACTTCTCAATACCAGTTATTCCCAGACATCCTAAAGTAATATAAACTAACGCATCAAAAATAAATTCTGTCGGAACATAATTTCCAAATAGATTTACTCCCCAAGTAATAGTAATCATCAAAAATGACAGTAGAGCAACCCATCTTTTAGATGAAGGAGTTCCATCATCATCTTGCATTACTTTACCAATATATTGAATTGCTATTTGGACGTTTATCATGATAATTCCTCAGGCGGCATAATATTGCAAATCTAGGCTATTTCTAGGTCCAGCAG